TTGTATTCAAAATAATTAATTGCAATATGTTTTAAGATTCCTGGTGTAATATCTTTGCTGTATTCACCTGTGCAATACTCATCCCAAACACTAATATCTTTTTCTCTAGCCTTGGTAATTATTTGAAAGTATTCATTATCACATGTTAAATAAGGTGACGTATCTAAATCTTGTCTAACTTTCACACTAATACTTAAAATTTTTCCAAGATCATCATAGTGGTAATCTTGCATTACATTTTCTTCTCTTAACCCTAAAGTATGAAAAGCTAAAGAATGTAAAGTTTGAAAGTAGCGCAAGTCTTTTTTTTGAATAAGTTGATTTTTAAAAAACATTCTTTCTTTTGCTTCTCTTGCAGCTTTTTTAGTAAAAGCAAAATAACCTATTTTTTGAAACTGCGTTCCTGTTCTTATGTACGCTAGTGCTCTTCTAATTAATTTTTCTGTCTTACCTGTACCTGGAGGTCCGTAAAATTTTTTTATCATAGAATATTTTCTTTATCTTTCATTGATATCTTTTCTTCTTGTTCTTCTTCTCTTTCAAAAAAAGACATAGGGATTTTTATACAACGAATAGGGTTGTGAGATTTTTTATCAGTTTCTTTTTTAGGGTATCTTTTTAAATGGCCTAATTCAGCTCTAAAATCTTCAATCAACATTCGACCTGTTTTTTCATATTTTATTTTCCATTCTTTATTTTTTAAATAATTAAAAAAGACTTCCATTGTAAAATAAGCAAAGTCATCTTCTATTAAAATAGATCCACTTCTAAAGGACGCATCACTTACTGCAGGCACTCCATGAATATGGTCTTCTAAATATTTGTGTAGTAATTCTTTTGGCGAAGTTCCTGCTGGAGGTGGTTGTACGGTTTCTGTTTCTTTTAAAGTTTCTATTATAGTTTGAAACTCATCTTGTTTAATTCTTGGTGGAGCAATGGGTGTATGTGCACCAATTAATCTCCTGCACTTCTCCATATCCATTAAATAATTT